CGCCCAAGGCCTTCAAGGCCAAGGACGGTGAAGATTTCAAAAACCCGGTTTCCGGTGGACCGTAAGGCTGCTCCGCTTAAGTGAACAGCATTACGGAACTACGCCGGGCTTTTTGGAATGCCTACCTTCCATCAGGCACCTCAAGAAAACACCGTTTTAAAGAACCACTCATCAATCACTCCCGGAGGCGTGACATGACAAACGAGCAACAAGCGTTGCTGGACATGCCGATCTGGCTCGTCATCGTCCTTGCCCTGGTGGGCGGGGTGTCCGGCGAAATGTGGCGCGCCGACAAGGACGGCGCTCGCGGCTGGTCACTGCTGCGGCGCCTGGCCTTGCGTTCCGGGGCCTGCATGATCTGCGGGGTCTCGGCAATCATGCTGCTGTACGCCGCCGGCGTGTCGATCTGGGCGGCGGGGGCTTTTGGATGCCTCACCGCGATGGCCGGGGCGGATGTCGCCATCGGGCTTTATGAACGCTGGGCTGCCAAGCGGATCGGGGTTTGCGAGGTGCCGCCGCGCGATTCTCGTCCCGATCAACAGTAAACAAGCATCGCTGACCTTCACGCTGAAATCTGAACAGGAGGCCTTTGATGCCTGTTGTTATTGAAAATATCGAAAAGCCTTCACAGCTGTTTACCGTCATTGCCGAGGCATTGCGCATAGCCATTCCCGGTTTGAGGGTTGGGAGTCTTCAAGACTTTGACAGTACGGGTGATCCGGCCTGGGTCTTGATTGCCCTGGAACGCAACGCGCTGGGTGAACGCGCCAATGACGGGCGCATTGCTCATGTACTGACGGTTTCGTTGCAAGCCGTGTTGCCCACTTCCAGCCTGGAGGCTTGTGATCTGGGCAGCGCGTTGAAAAACCTGATCACCGATAACCGCTGGAACCTGCCCCGCGACCAATGCGACCTGCCGATGAACATCGACGGGGTTGCCTCGACATTCATCAGCGGAACCCGGCAATACAACGCCTGGACCGTTTCATTTACCCAGGCTTTGTACCTTGGACCGTTACTGCTCGACGACCCGCTGGGCACGCCGAAATTTGCCCGGACCTGGGAGGTGTCGGATATCGACGATCCGGACCAATACACGGCACTCGAGGAGTAGTCCATGTTGGATGCATTTATCAGCCAGCAACTGGGCCCGATTATCGAGCGTCTGGCCGAGATGGAAACCGAGATCGAGGACCTGAATCGGCGTACCGACAGCCTCTGTCGCATTGGCGTGTGCGAGCAAGTCGATGCCGCCAGCAACACGTGCTGGGTTCGCCACGGCGAGTTGCTGACCCCGGCTATCCGGTTTTTCAACCCAAGCGCCGGCGCGCAAAGCGAGTCGCGCATTCCTTCCATCGGCGAACAGTGCGTGTTGCTGAACCATGGGGGGGGCGAGAGCAGCGGTCAGTCCGTCGCGCTGTTCGGACTCAATAGTGGTCAGTTTCCTCCGGCCTCAACAGTGGCTTCGCTGACGCGTCGCCACTACCAGGACGGCACCGAAAGTGGCTATGACGACGCCAGTCATTCCCTGCGCTGGCAAAACGGCCCGGCAACATTCACCGGCTCTCGCGAATCGCTCGAACTGAACATCGGCGAGGCAAAGTTGGTCATGACGCCTGAGGCAATCCAGCTGCAATTGGGGGCGGTCGGCATGCTGATTGACGCAGCCGGCGTGCATCTGAGCGGCCCATTGGTGGATCACCAGGGTCGAGTCATTAGCTCTGCATAAAGAGTTTTCCATGATCGGAATCGAAAGAAACACCGGCGTGACAGTCGATGACTGGCCGCAATTTGTACAGCGCGCGACCCGGGCGCTGACCACTCCCTTGACCGTCACTGGCAAGGCGATGTACGCAGTGGCCATGGACAGGCTCGACGAACTGCGGGCGTTGCAGGCCTTGCGCCTGCCTCTGCCATTGATTGACGGGATTGGGCGTAATTGGGGCCTGTGGCGGATCGATAATGTAACGGAGACTCAAACTTTTGTGATTGATGACGGGACTGCGATGTTGATCAATTGGAGTATTGAGCTGAAGGAGTTTGCCAATGCGTAGGGTCAGAAGTATTGCCGGTGACTCGGTAAATCTCCTGCTGTTCCGTGAGATCGGACGGTGCGACGACGCCACAGAAGAGGCGCTTTGGCGCCTGAATCCACTGCTGGCCGAACAAGGGCCGGTGCTGCCCGCGGGGATTTGGGTAACGGTGCCCGAGGTTGATACGCAGCTTAAGGTCACTGTCCCGGTTTCGGCCTGGGATTAAGGGGGATGTATGACGCTTGGATTTACGCCGGCCGTGGAAATCTACGGTGCTAACGCCACACTCCTCAATGAGCGGTTGATCCAATGGGAACATATCGATTCCTCCGGCATCGAGTCTGATCAGATCAAACTCCTCATTGATGTCGAGGGGCTTGAGGGGCTGCCCAGTCTTGGGGGGAGGATTGGTTTGCTAGTGGGTTACAAGGAGTCTGGACTAGTCGACAAAGGTGTCTTTGTCATCACTCAGCGCAGCCCTGTTCTGTATCCCCTTCAGGTGTCGCTCATCGCCATGTCCGCGCCGTTCAGTGAAGCGGATGAAACCGGCTTCAAGCAACGCAGATCAGCCAGTGACGGCCCCATCACGCTCGGTGCGTTGTTTCGTGAACTGACGATGAAGCATGGGTTTTCGCCGCGGGTGGCACCCGAGCTTGAGTCCAAAAGGATTGACCACATCGACCAGTCCAACGAGACGGACATGGGTTTTTTGACGCGGGTCGCGAGCATATATGGGGCGATTACGAAACCGGTGAACGGCTTGTACGTATTGGCAAAGGGCGGCCAGTTGAAATCTATTTCCGGCAAGACCCTGACGGAAGTGGTGCTCTCGGTGACAACGGACAACCGTCCAGGTGATCGGTCATTCACCAGCGCTGTTATCAATGAGAAAAGTCAGTCGAAATACAAAGGGTGTATCGCCACCTGGTGGGATGCGACGGCGGGCATCGAGCGTAAGGTCAAATTGGGGCTTTCACCGTTTCGTATCCTTCGCTTGCGTAGTCAGAATCATGATCAGGCCCTGGCCGTTGCAGAGGGTGAGTTACGGCGACTGGAGCGTGCTGCATTCAATTTGAAAATCAATTGTCCGGGGCCCCCGGAATTGAGCGCGGAGGGCGTGATTCGGCTGGATGCCAGTTGGCCACGAATCATGCAAGGTCGTTGGGCGGTCACCAAGCTGACAGCAAGCGGTAGTCGGGAAAAAAGCTATCAGTGCGTTGTTGATGCCAATTGTCTGGACCCTACGCAGTAATGTCCGATATCGGAGGAGAGCTGCCTCGCATCAACCGTCACCTGGATATCGAAAGAGGACTTCAATGACGTTTACCATTCAACAGCTTTTGAGCATCATGCCCAACGCCCGCACCCAAGCGGGCGTTTTCATTTCTGCCCTCAATACAGCCATGTCCCGCTTCAACATCAACACCCCCAAACGCATCGCTGCCTTTCTCGCCCAAGTCGGCCATGAGTCCGGGCAATTGCAATACGTGCGTGAACTCGGCAGTGATCAGTATCTGAGCAAATACGACACCGGCACGTTGGCCGCTCGTTTGGGCAACACCCTCGCGCTTGACGGTGACGGTCAAAAATACCGGGGTCGAGGCCTGATTCAGATCACCGGCCGCGACAACTACCGCCAATGCAGTCTCGGACTGTTCGGCGATGATCGTTTGCTGTTCATCCCTGAGCTGCTGGAAAAGCCCCAATGGGCAGCCGAGTCGGCCGCCTGGTTCTGGGAGCAAAACGGCCTTAACGAACTGGCTGACCGCGACCAGTTCAACAGCATCACCCGGCGCATCAATGGCGGATTGAACGGTCTGCAGGATCGCCTGCAACTGTGGGCGCGGGCGAGGGCGGTGTTATGCCAGCCTTCGGTTTGAATCAACCAACACCGACGATCACGCACTGAATGCGTTGCAGGTTTGTCAGGCCTGTATCAGAGCCCTCATCCCCTCACATTTTGATTGATCCTGCGCCTTGCAAGCGCGATATGCTCGTGTACGGTAGTGCTCATTCCGCTTGCGCTCGCTCAGGAGATGACCGTGAAAGAAATTACCCAACTGGCCGCAGAACTGGGCAGGCGCTTGCAGGTGCTCAATGCTCACGTCACGGCTGCCGAGTCCTGTACCGGTGGCGGTATCTCGGAGGCAATCACTCGTATTCCAGGGAGTTCGGCCTGGTTCGAGGCCGGTTATGTCACCTACTCCAACCGGCAGAAAACCCAGCAATTGAACGTGCCGGTCGAGTTGTTTTCGACGGTGGGGGCGGTCAGTCGGGAGGTGGTCGAGGCGATGGTTCGCGGCGCCCAGGAAAAAAGCCGGGCGCATTTTGCCGTGGCGGTCAGCGGCGTGGCCGGACCGGATGGCGGTTCTGCAAGCAAGCCGGTAGGCACGGTCTGGCTGGCCTGGGGCGTCGGTGAGCAGGTGTTCAGCGAGGTCCAGCACTTCCCTGGAAACCGCGATGAGGTCCGCCGACAAACGGTGAAGGCCGCGCTAGAGGGGCTGCTGCGCCATGCCGCCGCAGAAATCTCAAATCAGGGGTAGGCGATCCTGAATCGCTGTGGAATAATACTGGCTACTTATACAGGTGTTGGCCGTCAGGCCTTATTGATTACGTGAGGACTTTAATGGACGACAACAAGAAGAAAGCCTTGGCTGCGGCCCTGGGTCAGATCGAACGTCAATTCGGCAAGGGTGCCGTAATGCGTATGGGCGATCAGGACCGTCAGGCGATCCCATCCATCTCCACTGGCTCTCTGGGTCTGGACATCGCGCTCGGTATTGGCGGTCTGCCAAAAGGTCGTATCGTTGAAATCTACGGTCCTGAATCCTCCGGTAAAACCACACTGACACTGTCCGTGATCGCCCAGGCTCAAAAAGCTGGCGCGACCTGCGCATTCGTCGATGCCGAACACGCGCTCGATCCTGAGTACGCCGGCAAACTGGGCGTCAACGTCGACGACCTGCTGGTTTCCCAGCCGGACACCGGCGAACAGGCCCTGGAAATCACCGACATGCTGGTGCGTTCCAACGCGGTTGACGTGATCATCGTCGACTCCGTGGCGGCACTGGTGCCAAAGGCAGAAATCGAAGGCGAAATGGGCGACATGCACGTCGGCCTGCAGGAAGCAGTATTTGGGATTGCAGCGTAGGTTTGGTTCACTTAGGAGGTATCCCTTCCCTGTCGTAGGGACACGCCCTAAGCTAATCAGTAAGATTCGATTAATAACTAATTCGGATGGTCGGTCAGAATGGATCAGGCAAAAAGCAAAGCATTAGAAGCTGCTCTCTCTCAGATTGAGAAGCAGTTTGGTAAAGGCTCCATTATGCGGCTAGGTACAGACCGCACTATGGATATCGACGTCATATCAACAGGATCTCTTGGTCTGGACATCGCTCTTGGTGTTGGTGGTTTACCGCGCGGTCGTATTGTAGAAATCTACGGGCCTGAGTCTTCGGGTAAGACTACGCTGACACTCTCAGTTATTGCTGAGGCGCAACGCCAAGGTTTGACGTGTGCGTTTGTCGATGCTGAACATGCACTTGATCCAGTCTACGCAGCTAAACTTGGCGTTAATATTGATGAACTTTTGTGCTCTCAGCCGGACACTGGAGAGCAGGCACTTGAGATCGTAGATATCCTTACACGATCTGGTGCAGTTAATCTAATTGTTGTCGACTCTGTTGCAGCTCTTACACCTAAAGCTGAAATTGAAGGTGAAATCGGCGATATGCACGTCGGGTTGGCCGCGCGCATGATGAGTCAGGCCATGCGTAAGATTACGGGCAACCTTAAAAGCTCAAACACGATGTGTATATTCATCAACCAGATTCGTATGAAGATTGGTGTAATGTTTGGTAGCCCGGAAACCACCACCGGTGGTAACGCCCTGAAGTTCTACGCTTCGGTTCGTCTGGACATCCGTCGTACTGGCGCGGTGAAAGAAGGCGACGAAGTAACGGGCAGCGAAACCCGCGTCAAGGTTGTTAAAAACAAAGTGGCTGCGCCGTTCCGTCAGGCCGAGTTCCAGATTATCTACGGTCAAGGGATTAGCAAGGCAGGTGAAATTGTAGACCTAGCGGTTGCTAACGGTTTTATCGAGAAATCAGGCGCTTGGTATGCTTTTGAAGGCAGTAAAATCGGTCAAGGCAAGGCTAATACCATGAAGTGGTTGATGGATAACAAACCTTCAATGGATAAAATTGAAGGCCTTGTCCGCGATAAGATGATGCCAAAGAAGCAAGCAGAAACCAGCACCCCAGCGCCAGAAGAAGAGCCAGCAGCCGATTTCTGATCGTTATGAGCTTTTCGTATAGGCTGACCAAATCGGAAAACCTCCGGCCCCTGATTTCGAACATTTCCGACCGCCTGGCCAACCGGAAACCACTCGAATTCTTCGGTCGGTAGGACAGCACTCCTTTGCAATCTCCTCAGCGTATCCTGGCGATAGACCTAGCTCAATCCACTCATTAGCAAACTCAGGTGCCAACACCAGCGGCTTTCGGTAATGAATATCGACCATGCCTACATCGCTTGCCGCCGTGATGATCACGACTACTGGCAACAAGAGTGAGATGGTTGTCGGGTACGCGACCCTTTACGGCGACATGGCTGGTGGCTTTGACGTTCTGAAGGATGTGCCTAAGACCTTGGTGTTCCGCCTCTGCGAGTACCGCAACACAATTGGACATGTCATCCCCCCGCGCGTGATAGATCGTCCGCCTTCGGCAGTGCTTGCCCCCACCAGAAGGGCGAGGATTCTGCCTCCATATCCAGTCCTCGACGAAATCCTTCGCTTGTACATTGAGGAGAATGTTTCAGCCGATGCGATTACTGAGCAAGGCTTCGATGAAGAGATCGTGCGCAAGGTGATCCGTCTTGTTGACCTGAATGAGTACAGCAAGCGGCGCCAGGTTGCAGTAGGGCCAAGGATGATAGGGCGAGGTTTTGGTGCATTCCGAAATCCGGTCGACTCGGCTTTTAGTCTAGGGTCAATCATGTTTGCTCAATTGGCAATTTGATGATTGCGACATCATCGATGTGCGCATCGAGGACATGACATGTCTGTTCTGTTTTTTCTACCTTGGGTTACTACGGCGGAGGAAGTGCAGCTAGGTAGCATGAGGTTGATACCGTATGTACGTGGTGAGGCACCAGGACAACTCCATGGGTTTGGTGCGGATTCCACGCGCACTTGGACACCCATTCCACAAACACTTGGACACTGATTTCACGAGCACTTGGACAGTGATTTCTAACTGATCCGACCCACGCTCAGGCAGGCAGCGACGCAGGACTATTCACTACCATCGGCCTCTTTTATTGAAGCGAAGAGGTCGTCGTGGAGCGTTTATCCATGCGTAAAATCCGAGAGGTACTACGCCTAAAGTTCGACGCCGGCCTGTCCGTGCGCAAGATCGCCGCCAGCCTGCGCATCAGCAGCGGCAGTGCCGGCAATTACCTGCACCGTTTCAACGCTTGCGGGCTGACTTGGCCGACATCATTGTCGGACGCCGAGCTGGAGCGATGCCTGTTCCCGCCAGCACCAACAGTTCCCAGCGATCATAGGCCAATGCCTGATTGGGCTTGGGCGCATGCCGAACTGCGCCGCCCCGGCGTGACTCTGGCTCTGCTCTGGCAAGAGTACCGACTCGCTCACCCGCAAGGTTTTCAATACAGCTGGTACTGCGAGCACTATCGCCTCTTGGCCGGCAAGGTCGATGTGGTCATGCGTCAGAAATATCGCGCTGGAGAAAAACTGTTCGTCGACTATGCCGGCCAAAACGTGCCGGTCACTGGCGCACAAGGCCTGCCGTGATGGCTACACCGTGCGCTATCCACCCAGCCAGACCTATTTGATAAAAATATTCTGAAATCCGCTAAAGGTTTCTCGAAATTGATCCGTTTGAGTATTCATAAGCTAACTTTTCGAGAATCCTATGAGCGGCAACAAACGTTTGAAATCCCGTCTCACCTTCAAATCCTCTGAAACTTTCAGTTTGCCAGGAGCGGATGAACATTTTCGTACGACTGTAAAACTCATTGCGTCTCAGTTCGTGCGGGTACGGCTGCAGTCGCATAGAGCCAATACCTAGTCTTTTACGCGTTAAGTCTTACGGCGTGTGCGGAACTGGCGACGCCAGGACCGGTGTCACTCACGTGTACGATTTTATCGGCATCCCTAGCTGCTATTAATGGTCAGGACGGACAACAAAAAACTGATTTTTTTTGGTCGCCCGATCCGAAGCAGCATGCCCTGCAAAAAGAATAAAACAACGCTCTTTCGACCCGGCGCGATACGAGCTGCTGTAGGTAATGCGGGCCCGCCCCGACGACCATAGCGGTGCTGTAGAGGGGAGGTGGCTCGCCCTGCCGATGGTGGCTCTTCGTGGGTAGAGTTCAGTCAGCTGTCCTCGATACCCAACCAGCGGCGCGTAGCACCGTCCCTAAGCAGGGGGAGGGGCAGTCAGAAGAGCCCATGCCGATAATTTTTACGAATGCCTATGTCAAAGTTTACGTAGTCCTTGTCCAAAGCCTGCGCCACCCGATCCTGGGTACTGAGTCGGGATATCTCCAGTTGATACTGGCGATCCTGAGCGATCGCATAGCCATAGCCATAGCCATAGCCATAGCCATAGCCATAGCCATAGCCATAGCCATAGCCATAGCCATAGCCATAGCCATAGAACACACCGTAAACCTCATTGGATAAACATGGGCGGTACCGTACGTCAAGTTTGATCGCGACATCAGCCGCTTGAGCGGAAAAAATGGAGAGGCGGGAAGACAGGTGATGGAAAGCTGAACGGCGAATCGTGAAGGTATGAGTGGAATCATAAAATTCTCTAATTATTATTTTGCGATACGTAACATTGTTTCCGTGCGCAAAAAAACGTATCAGGTGTTCTAGCGGGACGTCAAATAGCTTTTTGCTTAGCGATTGTCGAAATTCACTGGCCCGTGAATGAATTCAGCAGGCGCTGTAAGTTTTTTTGCTCGGCCGACTAAGACTTCAGCGATGCCGGGCATTCGCTGTTTTGCTTTTAGGGGCTGCCTGATAATCAGAGTTGCACTAAACCCTGATGATCAAATCAGCAGCTTGTTTATGCCGGATGGCGCATTCGGTGGTTTGGCTGGCGTGAGCGGTCGATATTTTAATATGATTACGCAGTTAGGCTAATGAACGATCATCTTATGGGGCCTGACTAATTCGCTGCTGACACCATATGTATCGCTTGCAGGTTTGCGCATTGAGCCTGGTGAGGTGTTGGCGGCTGTTTTTTATGTTGCTTTGTTTTTGCGCTGTCCTTGCTGATTGATCGTGAGGTAAGTAAGTCGATTTTCGCTGGTGGAGTGTTTCTGGTTTGTTGTGCTCTGCGTGGCTTTCACAGCAGCCATGCTGCATGTACCGCTGCTTTAGGTTTTAGATTGAGTTTGGCTTACGGCGTGTAGATGGAATTTCAGGAAGTTGTTCAAGCATCAGCCGTTAAATTAAGTAAGGTCCGTTTTTTTGGTTGCAGTCAATATATCGGCGAAGTGGAGCAAACTCACATGAACGAAGGCCAGCAGTGCCCGCCCAAGCGACAGATCGAAATCCAGCGCGAGGAGCTGGCGACTCACATCGCGCAGTTTTTGGCAAAGGGTGGCCGAATTGTGGAGTTGCCCTTGTTCGTCGGTCAGTCTTCGTTGGTGACGCCACCTATGAAGACCAACCTTCGGGGCAGTGTCAGTAGCGCAGCTCAAAAGCGCGAAGAGGTCTCGCGGCAGGTTGAGAGCCTGCGGCGGGCTGGTATGACCGCTAGTCAAATCGCTTGCCAGCTCGGCATCGATCGCCGAGTGGCAACACGTCTTATAAAGGCGCGACTGAGTGCTTGAGTCCAGCGGATGCTCGGCGACCCTAGCAGGGTTACGCAGAGTTAAGCGCTGACGTAAGCGCTCGTTAGATTTGCGCAGGCGGGCGATGTTTCCCAAATTGATGGTCTCAAGTTGACGTTACCGGGTAAGGCGACTTGAACCCCAAAGTATTTCAAATCGACTTTTGGTAGGGGCGCAAGTGATCACCGTCAGCCAACCCTGCAAGTTTTCGATCAATAAAAGACGTTACTCCGCGACGGTCGGCCCCTACACCCCTCCTGTTTTTTGGCTGGTTCAGCTCAACTGTCTTCGACAAGGATGTCATGCGCATGCGTTCAGTTCACCTCAGAATGAAGCCCTTTTTATGGATGATACTGGCTGGTCTGAGTGGGCTTAACGCTACACAAGCTGTTGCCGAGACACCGGGTGATCAGGAGCTGATTCGCCAGCACCAGGAACGCTTGCTGGAACAGCAGCAGCGCCGCTTCAAAGAACTCAAAGCCCTGCCGGGTAAAGCGGCTCAACCGGCCCTGCCAGTGGCGCCCGCTGAGCAGCATGGATGTCTGTCCAGCAACTCCGTGGAGCTGTTTGCGCGGGGGCAGCACCTCGCAGCCAGCGCGACCTTTGCCCATTCCCGGGAACGCCCCGCTGCGTTGACCGAGCGCGAAGCACCGATCTATTTCAGCCTGAGCGCTTTCCTGTAGGACTCTGATGGAGCTCGGCGGTAGCGGTACCTGAAGCCATATACCCTATAAGAACAAGAGATAAAGGCACTGCACATGAAGGGCAATACATCGAGAACCTGGTGTTTCGCGTGGGGGATGCTGCTGACGGTAATGACCCTGCTGGGCTGCACACCAAAGCCGGAGCGATCCGCCTGGAGCGGATATACCCCCCCAGCGAATCTGCAATACCAGGAAGACGCCGCACAAGAGCTGAGCGTCAGCGGCACGAACTTGAACAACGTCGCGGGCACTCTGCGCAGCCAGTAAAACCTCACGGTGAAACTGAGTGGCGGCCTGAACAACACGCAAGGTCTGCTCAGCAGTGAAGCGGTGCTCAGCGTCAGCGTCGCCAGTCTGACCAATCGCTTGGGCAGCAGCCTGTCCAGCGCTGGCCAGTTGAGCATTGGTAGCAGTGGCTGGATCGACAACCAGGGCGGGCAACTGGTGACCGATGCGGGCCTGAGCTTGTCGGCGGCGATGACCGGCGGTGACCCGAATATCGGTAGCCTGATTGGTGGGACGGCGGAGAAATACAACGATCAAGGACACGGGTGGAAGGATCCGACCGTGCTGTTTGGTGATAACGGTGCCCCCTTGAAGGCAGCACGACAGCGCTGGATGAAGCCAAAGCCCAGTTCAGCGTGGACCTGCATGGAAAGCAAAGGCCTGGTGGAGGAAATCTTGCGCCAGAGTCAGCTGACTGCCAAAGGCCAGATACTGATCAACGCAGTGGATGGGTTGGCCTAGCATAGGTTTCCGCTCCGTTGGACTTAAAACCCCGAAACGCCCATTACGGGTACATTCGTCAATAGTGCAATGCCGGCAGCTCACGGAAAGTGGGCCCCGTAAGGAGCAAGTGGACTTTTTGGTTGATATCAAATGATTGGTTTCATCATATATACGCTGGCAGCAATAGCCCTCATCCTTTTGTTTACGCACGCCGCTTGGTATTCAGGTGGAGAGCACGGTATCACCGAGCAGATTGCCGGTGGACGGCCATGCGATGAGGAACCATGGGAGTGGTGGTTGTGGGTGATCTTTGTGCTGCTCCCGAGTGGATGCGCTTACATATTCAGCGTTAGCATGCTCAATGAGCAAATCAGTTTTAGTCTCAATACTTCTTCCGTGGTTGAAGCTCGGATCGAGGATTTCCGAATCGTATTAAACAGTAAGGGTGGGTCTCGTTATTTTCCAGAAGTTTCATTCGAGACACCGCAAGGGCAGCGAGTGATGGCCGAAACCGAGAACCGCTTCTTTAATGAGCCGCCAACCATCGGTTCAACTTCCAAAATTCAGTACGACACAAGCGATCCTACTTATGTGCTACTGGTCGATGGGTCGACAATCAGGATGGGGGACGCGATATATATACTCATTCTCAGTTTCGTTGGGCTGGGAATCGGTGCTGTGGGCATTGCCAAGCGTGCGAGACAGCGATCGGTTTTTTTGCGAGGACGGTAAGGGCATACGTCAGATAACTTTACCAGTCGCATAGTGCGCCAGTAAGAACTGGCGGAGGATAGTCGATGAAAGTTCGATACTGGTAAGAAACGGCGAATCAACCAGGCCCCGAGACATGCATGTTGCACCGTGAGGTGCAGGGTGAAGCATTGACAGGGGAAACCGATGGGCCAGCCATTGAGCCGCGTAATCAGGAATTCGGGATGCCGATGCTGTTAAGCGAAGCAGAAGGCAATACGGAGCATGGCGTTATACGCCAGTCATGCTCTGATCCCGCGCGGTCGGAGACCCTGTGCACGTCGGGAAGTCCTTCGCACGGAAACTGGGAGATCTCAGCGGCGCCCGGTGCGCAAGCACCGGGCGGAGCAGGAAAGGCCAAAAGCCGTAACCCTGCTGTCTACGCCGCCGAGAAGTCGGATACGTCCGTAGTACCTGAGAAGCCATCGAACAAAGGGTCTGGCCCTGCGGAGATAGTGGAGGAAAGGGACGTAGCCAAGGGAAACACCAACAAGCCTCCCGCGCCCCGGACACTGAGCCGGATCAGTTGCGCGTCGATGGGACTTGAAGGTGTACGTGAAGCAGCCCGAAGGAACAAGGGCATGCAGTTCACGGCTTTGCTGCACCACATCACACCGCAGTTATTGGCGCAGAGTTTCTATGCCCTGCGCCGCGATGCAGCGGTAGGCGTGGACGGCATGTCGTGGCGGGAATACGAGGAAGGTCTTCTCCAGCGGGTAACCGATTTGCACGCAAGGCTCCACGGTGGAGCCTATCGAGCAACGCCATCGCGGCGGGTCTACATTCCCAAAGCCGATGGCAGGCAACGCCCGTTGGGCATTGCCTCTCTGGAGGACAAGATCGTACAACAGGCAGTCGTTACCGTTCTGAATGCGATCTATGAAGAGGACTTTCTGGGATTCTCGTACGGGTTTCGGCCGGGACGCAGCCAGCATGATGCGCTGGATGCGTTGACGGTCGCGCTGAAGGGCCAGAAGGTGAACTGGATATTGGATGCGGATATCACGTCGTTCTTTGATGAGATCGACCATGAATGGATGCTGATGTTTCTGGGACACCGGATTGCAGACCGGCGCCTGCTCGGGCTTATCTGCAAATGGCTTCAGGCGGGTGTTATGGAAGATGGCCGTAGGATGGCTGCGACCAAGGGGACGCCCCAAGGCGCAGTGATATCGCCATTGCTGGCGAATATCTATCTTCACTACGTGCTGGATCTGTGGGCAAGGCAATGGCGCCAGCGGCATGCCCGTGGCGATGTAATTGTCGTGCGTTACGCGGACGACAGCGTGGTGGGTTTCAGGACGAAAGTGCAGGCTCAGCAGTTTCTGGTGCAGTTGCAGGAACGGTTGGCCAAGTTCGGTTTATCGCTCAACGCCTCGAAAACACGACTGATTGAGTTCGGTCGTTTTGCTGCGAGAAATCGTAGGAAGCGAGGTTTAGGTAAACCGCAGGCCTTTGACTTCCTGGGCTTCACACACTGTTGTAGTACCAACAGAAACGGTGGCTTTCAAATACTGCGACTTTGTAACAGAAACTCAGTTACATAACCCTTAGCCCAGTATTCATGGGCTTGTAAGGCGAGTAACACTTTATAGGAAAATGCTTTCTCGCATATTCACTTCCAACCACGCCAGTCTCACCTTTTGCGAAGCGTCCGGTTTCGCCAAGTAGGCGTTTACGAGAAACATGCCTGTCTTGATGGCCGTTGGATCGACTGCGCAATTGTCGAACGACTTTTTCCTGCGAATCAAACACCGGGCCTTACACCAATCGCTTTAACGAGGACTGAATCAGGCGGACTGAACGGATGTTGAGGTTTTCTGTCGCACTGAAACCCTTGTTCATTTGGGCTTCCTACAGCATAACAGACCACTCTGTGCCTCACTGGTCAAGTTGAATGCAATTGACTGGTCAAGTCGAATGCAAACAGGTGGTCAAGTGAATGCAATTACACAACCAGAAGGTGAACTGGATATTGGATGCGGATATCACGTCGCTCTTTGATGAGATCGAACATGAGTGGATGCTGATATTTCTGGGACACCGGATTGCAGACCCGCGCCTGCTCGGGCTTATCTGAAAATGGCTTCAGGCGTGAGTGATGGACGACGGCCGTAGAGTGGCTGCGACCAAGGGGACACCCCAAGGCGCAGTGATATCGCCTTTGCTGGCGAATATCTATCTTCACTATGTGCTGGATCTTTGGGCAAGGCAGTGGCGGCAACGGTATGCCCGCGGCGATGTAATCATTGTGCGTTACGCGAACGACAGCGTGGCAGGTTTCAGGACGCTATCAGGCAGCTCACTAGCTCGCGTTTAAGAGCGCCTCGTGAGTATAAAGGGCCTGATCTATAGCTTCGTGAGAGATGCACATGGACTCGTCGTCCGGGAAATCGATTTATAGCCGGTTGGTAATCTGTTTGGGCGACCAGCCATTGACTCAGTTACGGTTAGTGCGATGCGGTTTATTTCGGCCTTTAAAGGAAGTTTGTCGAGGCCCAGCAATCTCACAGCCATCAGCATCGTGAACCTTACCCTCGAGACGGTCTTGCACGTAGTGACGCAGTCGCGGATTCGTCACCAGTTTCGCTGGCTTCGGCCTCTTGGCCACCAGTTCTGCCTTCCATTGCGCGACTGAAGCTCGATACTCAAGCCGACTGCAACGAGTTGCAGCATAACGCATAAGCTCCCGTGAAACTGTCGATGGGCTGCGTCCAAGGCGACGGGCAATCTCTCGCACGCCCACACTTTGCGCCTGAAGCAGCCCAATCTCTTCTCGCTCTGCGAACGACATGTACCGTCCTGATTTGTGGTTCGACATGAATAATGGCATCCAGCCCCGATGACGAAACCAGCGTGCACCTACCGCTGATGATACGCCAACGGTCTCCGCTGTCTTTCGCTTGTGATCCCGGTTGCGATCTTCTCCCAAAACAGCCGCTCGATTTCATTTAGAAGTGACGGCGCACCTGGCGAGCGCATCGCTCCTCGTTCGGTCAAATTTTGCATCCAGTCTGCGGGTCGTCCCATAAACACCTCGTTCAAAGGTGTTGCGACGACCGGTTGAATCCGCCCATCTGAATAACATGGTTTGATGCGTACATAGCCTGCTGGCAAGTCGTGGCTACGTTCGTATTTGCGATCCCCATCCTTGAGTGCGTTTTTCGTTGGCTTGCCCAGTTGACGGATAGTGGCGCCTACACGCTTACCGCGTTTGATGTAGCGCTGCACGGCCCTCATGTGGTCTATGTACGAATACATGGATGATTTCCTCAAGGCTCCAAGTTTCCGTCCGCACCTCCGCTGGGTCAGTTTTGCATCGGTACTGACACTTAATCAGCCATCGGCTTACGTGCAATGATTACCTGATTTTTCGCCACGACTGCGTCCAGCGTCTGCTTGATCTGTGCACCGCGAGGCGAATTCAGGATGGCTTGCCATGTGTCGGCCCAGTGGTTGAGCAGCGGGTGGTCGGCATTGCTGAGATCGACTTTGGCTTCCCAGAACAGCAACATCCACATCGACCAGTAAAAACCGTACTTGCTGTGGCTGAGCACTTCCAGGCCAGCATCATTGACCATCGTCTTGAACTGCTCTTCGCTGATGATGCGAATGTGGTTGGGCTTCTGGAAATACTCCGGCGCAGCGATGTCCTTTTGCAGGTCTTCGGAGCTGGGGTGTGGAACGCTGAGCAAATACAGCGCGCCCGGCTTGCCGACACGCACCAGCTCAGTAAGGAACTGCGCCGGATCGTCCACATGCTCGATGACTTCAGTGGACACCACGCGCGTAGCCGTCGCGTCGGCAATCGGCAGCGGATTGCAATCGGTGACGTGGCATTCGATGTCTCGCGCCGGGGTGTCGCCGAGGCGCTGACGGGTGGCTTCGACCTTGGCGGTGTCGATGTCGGCGATGATGATCTTCGCCCCGCGCATGCCGCAGAAATGCACGTTGCCACCGTCACCACAGCCCACATCCAGCAACGTGTCTTCAGCGGCCACCGGGAAGCCGGTGAACAGCTCGCCGGTTTGCTGATTGAACCAGCCGCTGAGCATCGCGTCGTGCAGGTCGAGCATGTAAGGGTCAACCTTCTCGATCTTATCCGCCACCGGTTGCGTGGGAGCGGGCATGGTCTCCGTGAATTTCTTGAAAAGGCTCGGCATGAGGTAACTCCAAAGGATGGGACGGCGGTTCGGGAAGTGTCCAGGCGTTTGACCTGCGAGGCACTGCGGTTGTGCATGGGCATTTCGATGTAGCGATAGTTGAGTTCGCTCAGCAGCACAATCAGGCCGCCAGCCATCAACAACATCAGAATCGGATTACCAGCTGGGCTGGACAGCCCGGCAGCCTGTAGACGGAAAATGAACTCACGAACCAGCAAATAGGCCGGGATATGGATCAGGTAAATCCCATAGGAACGGCTGCCACCCCAAGTCATCAGGTTTTTCAACAGGCCGCGTGGCAACAGGTAATCGCAGTTGTAAGAAGCGATCCAGATCAGCACGGCACACAACAGCGCAATTGCGCCGAACCGGTAATGGGTGAGGGTGAAGCGCTCCGTTGCCATGAAACGACACCACGATCAGTGCGGCAACACCGGCCCATGGACGACGCAAAAAATGTTGGCTCCCAGCGAAGGTATGAAGGTTCTGCACTCCGCATTGCCAACCGCACGCCGAGGGCAGTGCATCGGTGCGCACGTGCGCAGCGCGAACAATTGCACCGCGACCAGGGCCCTGACTCTTGGGCACGAACTGATCAAGCATCTGCTTGATCGCCAGACCGTTACCTCCGGCACGTTCGCTAGCCCAGAAAAAATCATCCCCGTGTACCAGAAAAAACTACTGGATTGATGCTTCTCGATCAGCAGTCCTGCGTTCTCGACAAGCTCGGTAAAGCGCTCACGGGAAAAAATCCGAATATGGTTAGGAGGCTGGTAGTAACTCTGTGGTGTGATGCTTTTTTGAAAGTGCTCACCCACCGGGTCTGGGACGCTGATCAAATATTGCGCCCCGGGGGCCCATACGTACCAACTCAGCCATGAACAGCTCCGGCTCATCGACATGCTCAAGCACCTCAGTGCAAACAATCTTGCTCGCGCGACGGTAGCGGCAGGCTGTTGCTGACCAAGCTGCGGCCCGCTACACGAAACTCCGTCACCACACGTCGCGCAAGATCCTGAGCCTTGTCCAACTCGCTGTCTGTGAAAATCACTGATGCGCCCTGGCGCACGGCAAACAGCATAGAACCACCTCTCTGCATCCCATACCCAGGAGTGTGTCTTCACGGTGATCGCGAAGCCCTTGAGTAACTCACCGCTGTCATTAAGAAGCGAGCTGTAAAGTACGGCGTCGCGCAGGCCACAATCGCGTGGTGAGTTACCTCATTCAAAATTGTTTGCCGCTTGCTCGGGACTCTCGTCCTTGGATTGGAGCTGGGTTGCCACACGATCAACAGGTTTTCCGTGGATTTTGTATTGTTCCAGCACATTGGCGATGAACACTTTCAATCGAGTGCAAGTACGGTCCTGGCTGCAGAAAGCCTCCAGGCGATCTATGGCATGGGCTGACATGGTTGCGTAGCGATCGCTGTCATGTCGGGCCACTTCATAACTAGCCTGAAAGGCCTGGCACAGCGACTCCCAATTGGTGGCGTAGCGCAACGTGCGGTAAGCATTGCGTGGATCATGAGGCCAACTAGTCAGATCTTCTGTCGAATCGATGATAAAGGAGTTATCGGCATCGACGTAGTCACCCATCGCCGTATTCGACGGAGCCACAGCAGGTTTGCCGCAGGACATGAACTCCATTAGCGGTAGACACTGACCTTCACCATAGGACGTATTCACCACGTAGGAGGTTGCCTGCACCAACAGTTCGTAATCCGGGTCTGCCAGATAACCGTAGATCAACACAATCCGGCAACGATAGGGTTGATTCTGGTACAGCTTGGGCAGCAGATCGCTGAGCGCCTGCTGGGCATCGAAATGGGTCAACTTCAAAACCAGCGTTGCGTCTTCCACATCACGGAACGTGGAGCAAAAAGCGCTGAGCATATCCTCCCAGTTTTTACGGCCATCGCAGGGATTGAACACCGACGTATAGACAACGCCGTCGAGCATAAGCTCTAGCTCTAGCGCCGGCACCTTAAAGTTAATGCCTTTGCCTGTGCGCAACGGCACTGGGGCATAAGCCCGAAGGTCGACTACCCGGCTATCGACCAACAGCCCCTTGAGCTTGAGTTTGACTTGGTTTGCCAGCGGCTGACGCTCCAATTGCCGCCCCCGTGAACGAAATCGGTCCCACACCGGAGAAGGTATTGCGGTAATGGGATAATCGGAGCCCATAGCATTTCGCACCGCATTTACCGTATAGCAGGAATGGGTAATCGCCGCGCCTGTCGAAGCCAAGACATTGCGCCAATCGTTGCGCGGATCGTCGTACCAGCTTTCGTCTGGAATGGTACTGAATTCCCATGCAAACACCGGAACGGTCGGGCACGCATAGTGAGTAGAAGTGCGGTGGGGAGGCGAGAACGATAGAAACACGCATTCTTCGTTCCGGGCCACGCATTCACCGTAAAGGCGGTCGACCTCCTCATCGGGGTTGACGACTTCCAGTACCGAACCCAGTCGCTCGAGTACCGGGCGAAATTCCTTGAGTACGAAGTAGTAACTATATTCAGCACGACCAAGATTTTGCTTGATGGTGCTCTGATTGGTTTCCGAATAAATAAGGATCAGCATAATGCGTTATCCGCCATATTGACGGCCGAGGCCGTTTTCAACTCGCCCGTCACCGGCTGTCCGAGAAACGCCAGTAGGCGCGACTGCCAGGAAATGACCGAGCAGTAAACGTGCATACGCGCGATGGCTGCGCCGGACATCACCTCATAGGCCTGCGGGTTTTCCTTGCTCATCCTGTAACTCTGCTGGAAAGCATTTTTCAGCGAGCCCCAGTCCGGCCGATATTGCCGGGTGCGATAAAGTGTGCGGATATCCTCAGGCCAGAACGCTGGTTCGGCACTGGAGTTGACCACAAAGGCCACCGTTTCGTCGATGTAGTCCTCCATGGCAGTGTGATCCGGCGCAAGGGCCGGCGTGCCGCGAGCCATAAATTCCATCAATGGAAGACACAATCCCTCACGGTGTGAAGCGTTCACGTAGAAGCTCGCAGCCTGGTATAGCCTTTCCGACTGCGACTCATTCAGTTCGCCATGCAACACCACCACTCGACAAGCAAACGGTGATAGCTGTCTGAGCACGGTGAGCACTTCGACATAATAAGCAGCGAGATCGGTCTGAGTGATTCTCAACACCAGAGTGGCATCGGATGTGTCACGAAATGCCCAACAAAAAGCCGAGATCAGTCGCGGCCAATTGCTACGGCCATCCTGGGTATCGAGCACGCTGACATACACGACGCCATCGACCCGGGTTTCGGCCCCCTGGCTTAGATCCGCCAATTCGAGTACTGGCGCTACAGGTACTGGTAACGGGCCCGCCACGCCCGGCAGGTACCTGGCCAGCCATGAACGCAAGAAGTCCGGTAATAGATCTTGAACGCCTTCCCAATACCACTGATTCAGATACTGTATTCGATGGCCAGACTCCGGCAGTGACGGGCCTCGAACAATGTCCCAGACCCAGGCATGCAAATAATGCTTGGCGATGATGAAGCGTCGATACGGCGTCAGGGGCGGGGGTTTCAATGCCTCAATACGCGCCAGCTCTTCATCGGTAGGCAGCGGAGGAAGCAGATCGTCGACGCACAGCCCAAGCACCCGGGTATCGAGAATACAGCCGGTGATATCAATGGTGGACCCTGGGTTAATCGGCACCGGTTGCACTGACTTGGGAGAGATGGCGAAATTTTGCCAAAGCGGCACGGGTAGGATCAGCACTGGGAAGTCCTCGCCCAGTGCTTTTCGAATCGCCCGCGCGGCATGGTTAGAAAGCGTGATGACTCGGCCGTGAATACCAAGGATGCGACTCCAGTCTTGCTGTGGGTCGCCACGCTCCTGTCTAGAGGGTATCGAGTCGAATTCCCAGGCTACGACACAAACACTCGGGCAGATCAAGTCTGTGGGAGTGTCCTGTGGCGCGGCGAAGGAGAGGAAAACACTTTCCTGACGCTCTTGCGACAGCCTCCGGGCAAGGGGATCGACCTCTGCGAACGACGCCACGATATGAACTCGTCCAAAGCATTCGAGTACCTGTCGGTAAGCCTGAAGGATAAACGCGTAATCGTATTGGGGACGACCGACTGCTTGTCGAGTCAGACTATCGTTCACGGCTGAGTAAAGAATGAAATTCATGGCTTCCCACGATGAAGCCGCCATTCCGGCAGCCCCAATTTATGACGGCAAAGCCATGGATCGAGCCGGCGCTCGCCAGTCTTCGTCCATTGGCTTCTTACCCGTCTACGCTTTTGTTTAATGGTCGGATTCGGGAGTTTCGAAACAATTCACACCAACGCCGATTAATCGTGGCGAGGACATTACAAACATATCCATTAAGAACGGTCTGAATAAAGTCACGATCAGGCTGAAACTTATCTAGGGCCAAACGCAATTGTCGAACCACTTGGCCAAGACTATTGTCTGTGACCTCTAGGCCATAGCTGTTCCACGCTTCAGCCATCAACTCACGCTTGCGCACCATCGCATCTTTCAATCTAAGCATTAATTAAAAACATCGACTCGCAATTATCCCCAAGCGCTAGGGCTCTTCATCAAGGACACCTACACGAAACAAAAAAACGGTCTTCATCAAGTATTAATTGCCCATCGATCAGCACTTGACCCATGGCACTCCTCCGCCAGCGTTCTTTAGATTCATCTCACACACTTTGGCTCGATTACTGTCCTTTCCTACGCTCACAGCCCCTCCCGTTCAGCGTCAAACCTGCAGCCCTCGTTGCTGAAAGAAATGTCAAAACTGATTACCGACCCTCGACTTGAAGGGGGCAGGCTCAACAGGCTTAGTTTCAAAATGAATTGCGCCGAGCTCCAAACCTCTACGTCGTCGGAAAATTGGATCATTAATGGTGGAGATAAAAATGATAGGGATGCGAGAGACACGAACATCTTTGCCTAAGCGAATGGCCAGCTCAAAACTGTCCATATCCGACATCATCACGCCAAGCAACAACAGATGCGGCGGCGAACACGAAGTGCACATTGCAAGTGCTACGTGACCAAGCCGCGTGACCTGAGCTCGGCAATCAATAAATAACTCAGCCGTTAGACTCTGGCTATGGGGCGTATCATCGACGACAAGCAGCGCAGGGCGACAGGGGTTCAACCATTAAACGAGCAGCCCAGTACACAGCCTGACCCCACGCCCGTGAAAGGCTGACCAAATACTTCGTGGAGCGTTCGAGGCACAAATCAAAATCCACAGCAAAAAACAGGCCTCGCCAAGATGCCAGTGGCACCATCAGTGATAAATTCATGGGCTTGATCAAACCCACGTCCTTCAGAATTAGAATGTATGGTAAGCGCGCCAGATATTTACGCTGACGAAGCAATTGAAAAAAACGTCGCCCCCCCGTCAGCATGTTTTCTTCAGCAATAACTATATCGGCGGGGCACGACTGAAATATTTTTAACCCCTCCGAGTTATTGCTGGCCATTAACCCCCGGCTGACGCCTAACGTACACAATCAAGCAGTAATAACTGCATGCACTGAATTGGAATTATCAACAAAAAAAATACCGCGCTCGACAACGTTATTCGTGCTCCTAGTGATGAGTATCTATACACTACTGATCCAGACGAACGATATTGGCGGCGACATCCAGACCAAATCAACCACTGCTGAATACTCTAAAAACTCAAGCCGCCAGCATATTACGCGCTCGAAAAGCCCAGCAGAGCCTCGCCATTATAAAGATGAGAGCCGACCAACTCTAAAAACCAGTCGAACAAAATATGTCATCCTCTCCAACCCCCGATCGGCTTTACCAAAAAAACCAAGATCATTTTAATTTTTAATTTGTTTTTGATAAAAGAGTTTTATTAGTCGTCTGCGTCAATAGCTGAAAATAATAGAGCACGCCCACCTAGAATTCTGGTCAGATTGCGACAATCGTGCGACCGAATGCGCCAATTTCGTGCGCATCATCCGGCGCAAGCAATGAATCGCCAGCTTAGGGATAGCCTAAAGTAGCCATGTATTTCTAATGGCCTGAGCGGTTAATCCATTAATTTATTTTCATCACACTCAGCTTCGCCTTATGCACCGATCTGATGATAGCCTCATCCGTTTTATTCCACATGAGCGGCTGGGTTGAATGCTCGTTGTGGGCCTCAATAAATTGGCGGATAGCCACCTTCAGGTCGGCGACGCTGGTGAAGTCACCCCGATACAGCGCTCGTCTTTCCAATTGCGCAAACCAGCCTTCCACGGCGTTCAGCCAATTCGCGCTGGTCGGGGTGAGGTGCAATTTGAAGCGCGGGTGCTTTTCGAGCCACTGCTTGATTACCGTCGTTTGGTGGGTCGAACTATTATCCAGGATCACGTGCAGATACAGCCCGGTTGGTGTGCTGCGTTCAATCTGTTGCAGAAAAACCAGAACCCCCTTGGCTCGTTGGTGCTGGGTAATGCATCCGATGACTTGACCGGTAATGATGTCGAAAGGCGCATACAGACTCGTCATCCAATTGCGTTTGTAATCATGTGTCCGACTCAGACTGCCCGGGATTCCGGTACGCCTATGGATTAGAGGATTAGAGGATTAGAGGGCTATGAGCCTTCTATCGGAGTAGAAAGATGCGTCAGATCGTTTTCAGAAAATTGGGCGGTTCGGAGGTTTTGGAAATGGTCGAAGTCGCCAACCCGGTTCCTGATCCTTGCTAAGTTTTCATGAAGAATGAAGCGCTAGGCCTGAATGACCGGGATCATTTTCCGGCATTCGATATGCCCAGAAATGGCTACCTTGGTGAGTATCCTTGGCATCCGGCATTCGACGGCAACCACACCTCGTCGAGTGGGAAATCACTCTTCTGATAGGCTGCGGGGATGGGCGTAAACTTACGCTTGAGCGGTACTGGTTGCATCAGTCACGCACACGTTGGGGGAGGTTCCAGTGCTTGGTTTGCAAGTGATCGTCCTTGAGAGTTGAGCAAGTGGGCTTACGGCATGGGTTTTACGGTTAGTGTGCCCGCCTGCCAAATGCTTCGCATCATGCTGCCAATGGGATAGCACATCCATCGAGACGTTCTACCTGAACGATTCACGCTGCGGCTATGATACGGGCCGTAGTGGACTGGACTGCCCACATCGTTTTGGCCATATGGATTAGTAGCCGAGCATTTTTTTTGACCTGCTCTTGCCTTACTGGAGTTAATCGTTAGTGAGACACCTGACTTGAGTACCAACATCATCACAAAGGAAGGTCATGAGGCCCTGAAGCAAGAGCTCGACTTCCTTTGGCGAGAGAAGCGTCCCGACACAACGAGGAAGGTTACCTGGGCGGCGTCGCTGGGTGACCGCAGTGAGAATGCGGATTACCAGTACAACAAGAAGTTGCTCCGGGAGATTGATCGTAGGGTCCGATACCTTCGTAAGCGGCTTGAGGACGTGCGGGTAGTCGAGTATTCGCCTGAGCAGGAGGGAAAGGTTTTCTTCGGAGCTTGGGTCGAGATTGAAAACGAGGTAGGAGAAATCAAGAAATTTCGGGTTGTGGGATACGACGAAATTTACGGTCGCAACGATTACATCTCGATTGATTCGCCGATGGCGCGTGCGCTTCTGAAAAAAGAGGTGGGCGACGAGGCAGTTGTTCAGACCCCGGGCGGAGAAATGTTGTGGTGGATCAACGAGATTGTATATTTGAAATAGTATGACTTATTCAGTATGTGTACTATCCATAACTTATTGATATCAAAGGCTATAAGCAGGAATAGTATGGGGGGTGGGGTTCTTGCCATGGTATCGCATTACCTCCGGTAGTTTAAGCATGCTCAACCGCGACATGCTCGCCGCGCCTGAAAAGGACCTGCTTCAGATCCGTGGTCGCGATGCCGCCATGATCTTTCAGGAGCCGATGACCGCCCTGAACCCGACCCGGCGCATTGGTCGGCAGATGCTCGACGTGATCATTCATCACCAAAAAATCAGTGCCAGTGCTGCCCGCGACAAGGCCATCGCCCTGTTGCGTGACATGCACATTGCCAGTGCGGAACAGGTACTCGAAAGCTATCCATTCGAGCTGTCAGGCGGTATGCGTCAGCGAGTGATGATTGCCCTAGCATTCTCCTGCGAACCTCAGTTGTTGATAGCCGATGAGCCCACTACCGCCCTCGACGTCACCGTGCAACGCCAAGTGCTGTTGTTGCTGCGCGAGAAGGCCCGGCAAAAAGGCACGGCCATTTTGCTGATCACCCACGACATGGCGTTGGTGTCCCAGTTCTGCGACCGGGTTTATGTGATGTATACCGGTGCGGTGGTTGAGCAGGGGTTGACGGCCGACGTCATGAGTCATCCCCAGCATCCTTATACCCAGGGCTTGCTCAGCGGCTTGCCAGAGATGGTCGAACCGGGGCAGCCCCTGATGACCATTCCCGGGCAAGTGCCGAACCTGGCGCGCTTGCCCACGGGTTGCACCTTTGCGGAACGCTGTTCGCACGCCATGCCCGTGTGCGGCGAACGTCCGCTGCTGACGGCCATCAACGGTAATGAACAACGGAAAACCGCGTGCTGGTTGCCGCAGAAGGAGCTTTTGAAATGAACAGTGCGTTGATTTCCCCCTCGGCCGACATGGCTCCTGAAATTCTCAAATTGAATGATGTTCGCGTGCGCTTCCCCGCCAGCAATGACTGGCTCGGTCGGCCTCGGGGTTATGCTCACGCGCTCAATGGCATCGACCTTCAGGTCAGGGCTGGGGAAACCTTGGGCATCGTCGGTGAGTCGGGTTGCGGTAAAAGCACCCTGGCCCAACTGCTGATGGGCTTGGTGGCACCCAGCAGCGGCGCACTGAACTGGACCAACGGCCACAAGGGTGAAGGTAGCAGCAACGTGCAGATCGTGTTCCAAGACCCACAATCGTCCTTGGACCCGCGCCTACCGGTCTGGCGCATTATCACCGAACCATTGTATGCCCGCGGCCGTCGTTCTCACGAGCAGATGCGCGCCATCGCCGCCAAAGTAGCGGCCCAAGTGGGCATCCGTCCGGAATACCTGGACCGCTTCGCTCACCAGTTCTCTGGTGGGCAGCGGCAACGGATCGCGATTGCCAGGGCGCTGTCATCGGACCCGGACATCATCGTTCTTGACGAGCCGACGTCCGCGTTGGATATCTCGGTGCAGGCGCAGATCCTCAACCTGCTGGTCGAACTGCAACGAGCGCGAAAGCTGACCTACATTCTGATTTCGCATAACGTCTCGGTGGTGCGACACATGGCCGACCGCGTGGCCGTAATGTACTTGGGGCAGATTGTCTAATTGGGCAGCGCGGCCCAGGTTCTCGACGAACCGCGCCATCCTTATACGCGTCTTTTGCTCGAAGCCGTGCCGCGATTGGGCGTGCCATTGCGTGCCGAGCAGGTGGCAGCACCGACCGAGTTACCAAGCAATCGGCGTCTTCCCGAGGGGTGTTTTTTCCGGGACCGTTGTGGCTTAAGCGCGGCGGGCTGTGAGCAGCTGCAGGTGATGCGCGGTGGTGAGCCGCAGTGGGTCAGGTGTCACGTCAAAGGTTGACCGCAGTTGATCAATTAAGACCAGCATCTGTGGGCGCTAGGTTGTCGGATCGACACACCTCGCGATAGTGGTGGTGCGTCTACATCAACTTGTCGACGGCACTGACGCTATCGCGGGCAAGGACGCGCTACAAAAATTGTGTTTGGGCTAACTAGTAGTCTGAGAGCGAGGGGTCTGTCGCAGTCAGCCAGCGCATGCCTTAACATCCGAGGGCGCTGCCCCTCCGTGTACCAATGAATAAAATTGTACTGAGGCAGACGGACTCTTCCTCTCGCCGTGGATCTGTCCCAGGGTAATCATGTGCCTTAGTGGGAGGTGATGACTTCGCTGGCCGTATGCCGTGGCGCCGTAGCCGAACGACTCGTCTGCGGGGCTCATGCGCGACAGCAGGCAAGAAGGGCCGTTTTTTAGCTCAGGTAAATGGCCGCTGATCCGCCCTCATGGTGCGTTGCTTTAGCAATGACTTCCCCAGGTCACCCTCGACCTCAGCGCGCCAGACTCTGATAGCGCAGGTGGGCCTTGGATTTTCGACCTGAGACTTTACTCATGTGTCCGCAGGTCGGACACCAACTGCCGGAGCGAATGTTGGTAAAAGCACTGCGCCAACTGTGGCCGCGGTGGCACAGCCAATGCAGCTTTTGCCAGCAATTGCGGTATGTCGTCGACAGGCATTGGCCTCCCCGTTCCTCGGCCGTGCGGCGTGCTTCATCAATCCCCAGGCGTTGTGCCTCATGACTACAGGGCTTGCACCACATACCTGACATCACCCGTTCACCTCGGGTTTGCCACTCATGCTTCTGCGCACAACGAAACCAATAATTGGTATTGGCTCCGGTGTACTCCTCAGCCAGGCATTCACCGCCTTGCTTGAGCGCCGCCGTCCGCAGCCGGGCCAAGCCTTCCTCCTGCCAGATCACCCGATCAATCGGCCACCCCCGGCAGCGCGGGCACCAATGATTAGCGTTCAATATGGAGTTGGCGAGTACTAACCAGACATGTCCCACGTGACAGCGAAACTCATGCTTTTCATGGGTGCCTAAATACTTGAGCGAAAGGCATTCACCACCATGGCGTTGCGCGGCCTGCCGCAGGCGCTTGAGGCCTGTTACGCGCGCCTGGGGGGTGAGCTTGGCTTTGCCCTCGGAGCATTGCGGGCAATCACTGTTCGCCAACGCGGTGCGGCCGGTGCGGGTCCACTCATGCCCCTTGGCGCAACGATACTGGTGCAGTTTTTTTTCGCCGAGCCAGCGTTTATCCAGCAAACTCACACCTGCCGCCCGGGCTGCGCTGCGCAGCAGCTGAAGACGTTTGCGGTCCAAGCAGGGCTGACACTCTGGCAGTTTCGATTGCGCCGTGTATGTCGCCAGGTAGCGCTTGACGGTATGCCCTTGGCGACAACGGAACCAATAAACCGATTGGAAACCGCGCCACTCGCCCAGACGTTCCATCCCCACGCGCGTGGCGGCGCTGTGCAGGTGTTCATACAACGCCTGCGCGGCGGCCTCATCGAGCGACGCTGTTACCTGGCGAACCACTGTGACCACAACATCTCCTTCTTTAACTCGAGGGTTGACGGTCGTCCAGTTACGCCCCTACGTGCCTTCAGACTAACGCCGCTAATGTGGCGCTGACCGTATAGCGCGGCATTGTCGCTCAAGGTCGGGCCCCACTGTCCAGTGCTGTTGGTCGACACTGTCAATTTTGTCAAATTGGCGTATTCGGTGGTCGACTTGGCGCAAGTGGGCGATCTTTTGGGAGGCAAAATTCTTATCCTTTAAAAAGGTATCCCGCTGTATTTCAGTCTGAGCGTTCCTCTCCAGGCTCCTTTTTCGCGGCGATGCGCTGCACCCTTCTTGAGAGTTTGACATGGACGTTCGCCCGTTGGCCTTGCCGGTTTTCCCGTCGCCTGCCGCTGTCTTGCCGGGTGAGCGCTTCTGCGGTCTACCCAAGCGCGGTTTGGCGTTGCTGCTGGCCAACGTCATGTTCTGGCAACCGATCTGGGCCCAGGCCGACGGCATCGCGGTCAGTGGACCGGGCACGGCCTTGGACCACGCCGGTAATGGCGTGCCCATTGTCAACATCGCTACGCCAAATTCCGCAGGCCTTTCGCACAACCAGTTCCATGACTACAACGTTGGCGGCGAAGGGCTGATCCTCAACAACGTCGCCGCGCAAACCGGTGCGACGCAGTTGGGCGGCATCATCGTTGGCAACCCGAACATGACCAACCGGGTCGCAGCGCAAACCATCCTCAACGAAGTGGTCGGCGGCAGCCCGAGCCAGTTGCGCGGCTACACCGAAGTCGCGGGGCCGTCGGCCCATGTGATTGTCTCAAATCCGTATGGAATTTCGTGCTCGGGCTGCGGATTCATCAACACCCCTCGGGTCACCCTGACCACTGGCAAGCCGGTGTTGAACGGTGTCGGCGGCCTCGACCACTACCAGGTCGACGGCGGCAGCATCTCGATTGACGGCGTCGGTTTGAACGCCAACAACGTCGACAGCTTCGAAATCATTACCCGCTCAGCCAAGATCAACGCCGAGATTCAGGCCAAGAACCTGAGCATCATTGCCGGGCGCAACGACGTCAATGCGCAGACCCTCAATGCCACCGCGCGCGCCGACGACGGCAGCGCCAAACCACAATTGGCCATCGACAGTTCTGCGCTGGGCGGCATGTACGCCGGCGCGATCAAACTGGTCGGCACCGAGGCCGGGGTCGGCGTACGCCTGGCCGGCAACTTGGCGGCCAGTGGCGGCGATATCCAGATCAGTGCCAACGGCCAATTGAGCCTGGCGCAGACCGCCGCCGCTGGCGCGATCAACGTCAACGCGGCCAGTCTGGAGACACAAGGTCCGGTGTATGCCGGCACCACGCTCAACGTGCAAACCCAGGGCAACCTGACCAACCAGCAAAGCCTTGCCGCGCGTGACCGCATCAGCCTGAGCGCCGGCGGCCAGTTGACCAACAACGGCATCATTGAATCCGGGGTCAATGCCGACAACAGCCGCAACACCACGGGCGACGTCAGCCTGTCCGCGCAGACGGTCAGCAACACGGGCCACAGCGTGATTGCCAGCCGCAACCTGGTGCTCAGCGGCACGACCCTGAATAACGTGGCGGGCACCCTGCGTAGCCAGCAAAACCTTAACCTCACCCTGACCGGCGGCCTGGACAATACCCAAGGACTGCTGAGCAGCGAAGGCTTGCTCGCGGTCAGCGCCGCCAATCTGGCCAACCGCCTGGGCAGTCTGTCCAGCGCCGGCCAGTTGAACATCGCCGTTGTGGGCTGGGTCGATAACCAAGGCGGGCAACTGGTCACTGACGCGGGGTTCGACCTGCACAGTGGCAGCCTGGATAACAGCCAGGCCGGCAGCATCAGCGCCAAGGGCGCGCTCAACCTGGTCACCGGCGCCTTCAACAACAACGCCGGCAGCCTCAGTAGCGGCAATAGCCTGACGCTCAACGCTGGCCAAGTCAGCAATCAGAACAACGGCCGCATCGCCAGCAGCGGGGCCATGGTTGCCAATGTCACCGGCCTGGACCAACAGGGCGGGCAACTGTTCAGCAACACTGGCCTAACCCTGGACCTGAACCATGGTCAGCTCAACAATACGAACGGCCTGATCACCGCCCCCATCCTGGTCCTGAACAATCTCAATGGTGTGGTCAACCAGGGCGGCGAAATCTCCAGCGCCCAAGCCTTCACGCTCGCGGCCAACAGCCTCGACAACAGCAATGGCCGCCTGCTCAGCAATCAGGGCCTGACCCTGCGCATCAACCAGGCATTGAGTAATATCAAGGGGCTGATCGCCGCCTCGACCATCGATGCCCAAGCCGGCAGCCTGGACAACAGTGGTGGCACGGTGACCAGTCAGGCCACCCTCAACTTGAACGTCGAGGGCGCACTCAACAACCAGAACCAGGGGCTGATCCATGCGGCCACGCAGCTGACGATTCTCAGCAGCGCCCTGAACAATCAGAACGGCTCCTTGCTCGGCGGTGCCATTGCCCTCGATTTTGGTATGGCCACCGGTGACCTGAACAACCAGGGCGGGTTAATCACCACCGACGGGCAACTGTCGATCACTCACTTGCGCGACCTGAACAATCAGGGTGGCGAAATCTCCAGTGCTCAGAGCTTCAACCTCGCTGGCCGCACCGTGGATAACAGCACGGGGGACCTGATCAGCAACGGCCAGCTCACCGTCGATGCCGACACCCTGATCAACCAGAACGGTTTGATTTCCGGTTGGCAGGGCCTGAGCGTCAGCGGTGGCAGTCTCGACAACCGCAACACCGGCACCCTCTCCAGCCGCAGTGGAGATGTTAACGTCAGCCTTCGAGGGGCGTTGCTTAACAGTGCCAACGGCGCCCTGGTCAGCCAGCAAGCCTTGACCGTCACGGCCGCCAGTCTCGACAACCGGGGCGGCATTCTGTCCAGTGGTACGGATCAAACCCTGACCGTCAGCGGCGGACTGGACAACGGCCAGAATGGCCTGATCGACAGCGGCGCCACGTTGACCCTCAACGCCGAGTCTTTGGCTAACGTCGGCGGGGTGATCAATGCCCAGCAAGACCTGTCCGTCAACGGCACCTCGTTGGATAACAGCGGCGGCACGCTCGCTGGCAATGGCGCGGTGACCCTCACCCTGCTTGGCATTCTGACCAACACCGGCGGGAAACTCACCAGTGCCGGCCCGCTGCTGATTCAACAGGCCAGCCAGATCAACAACCAGGGTGGGCAGATCGTCAGCCAAAGCCTGCTGACCTTGTTGACCGGTGGCCTCGATAACAGCCATACCGGCACCGTCGCTGCCAGTGGTCCACTGGTACTGACCGCCAGTGGCGCGGTGTTGAACAACGACGATGGCCTGATCTACAGCCAAACGGCCGACGTGCAACTGCACGCCGCGAGCCTCGTCAATGCCGCCGGCACCGT